TTAGCAAATGCCACACAACGTCCATAGCGGTCAAATTCTGGGTAAGCCCCAATTGGATTTTCTATGCGGATACGTGGCAGTTTACTTTCTTCATCAAGTTCAATCATGAACGGGATGAAACCATAGGTTACATACCAATCAGTCCCTGAGTACATCTGTACGGCAAGGTCTGAATGTTGGAAATAATTTGAGGCAATACGAGTACGCTTGTCTGCAAAACTACGTGCTTTATCGTTAACCTGGCTGGCTGCAGAGCAGTTAACAGCAGGAAGAGGAGCCATAACCTCAGAGAGGTCGCGGGCAACAATGTCAATAAAGTTTGCTACTACGTTTGCATCAACGCCTTCTGGAAAGAAGTTAGGATAAACCTGAGCAATTTTTCCTTTACGGACAGCAAGTACGTCAAGGTTACGCGCATCACGTTCGTGACTGCGGTAACGTAGGGAATCAACCCGTGCCGTTACCTGCTCTATTGTTAATGCCATTGTTGTCCTAACTATATTGGTCTGACCATTGGGATGAGAACGCTTCATCCAAATTAATAGATTGACGTTGGCTGATTTGCGCTTGAGTTGCCCAACGATTTTGAGCAAATTGTCCTACATTGGAAGAGCGTTGCATTAGTTCGCGTACGCGGATAATTGCAAACCAAAGAGCCATAACGCAGTCGGTTGGATTCTTGGTATCTGGCTTCCAAGTAATAAGTTGCTGCACTAAAGACTTAAGTCCTTCGGAGCCCTCGTTGGAAGGTAATTCAATAATGTTGTTATCTTGGAAACGACCATCGCGCTCGCTGCCAAAAAGGCTAGACATAGAGGCTACACCAAATGAGGTATCCCACTTGTTCTTACCAGTAAAGTGTGAGTTTAATTGGCAACCCCACTGGGCTAGGTAACTACGAAGGTCCGTATCCATAGCATAGTATTTTTGGTGAGCGTTGATTTCCACTCTAAACTCTTGAGGCTTGTACTTCTCCACCCATTCGTGGATAAGTGCGTTTTCTTTTTGAGGTGTCGGGTCAACCATGTTAACACAGTCAAGCACATACACCCTACCATCAGAGCGGTTATAAGTAACTGCTACAAAAGCCGAGCGTCCCGATACTGCGGGGTCAAAGCCAATGATGGTGTAAGTCGAATCTAAATTTTTGGGGTGTCCTGGAGTTTCTTGTTTAAGCGGTCCACGCTTTCGCATACCGTTAACACATCCAGCGACAATTGTTGGCGAGAATATGGAATCGGACGAGACATCTTCTTGCTGGTAGACCATAGCCCATACTGACGGGGCGACCTCAGAGCGACGCTTAAAGAGAGAAGGTCCGTCCCACTTGGGAAAAAGTCCATTATCTAAAACCTCATCAATATCATTTTCTTGGATGTTTGTCGCAGGCCAAAGTGTTTTCCACTTGTTAGGCTCTTCGTCAAACTCAAGCACGGCTGGCATAGCACAGTAGGTAAAGGGTGTCTTTCCACCTGTCCACTGGTCGCCAGAGCGTATCATCTTATATAAGTCAATGGGCGCGACACGGGTTCCTACAATAATTAGTTTTCCGTGCCGCCCCAGGCGGGTGATTACTTCTTTTTGAAGCCATTCGATTTGCTTTTCCCACTCGTGGGCGTTAGAACCCATCACCACGTCATCTAGGATAATCAAGTCGGCGCGAGCACCATAAATCTGCGAACCAAACCCGAGGGCTTGGACAGTTGGGTCTTTCTCGCCAGAGTCACGACCTGTGCCTAAATAAATCATATCGGCAGACCATTGTGTTGCATCTGCCTTGTAGCCACCATTAGGGCCAAAGGCCGTTTGTAGTTTCATGTAACCAGGATGGCTAAGTCGGGTTTTGATTGCACCCAAGAACTTGCGGGCCATACCCTGAGTCTTGGAGACTATGATAACACGGGTATTAGGCTTTGTAACAATTTGATGTAAAACGTAATTAGTTGTAATGGTAGTCGACTTGGCGTGCTCAGGTGGCACGTTAATAAGAACGCGCTTTGGGTCTCCTGGCTCGTAGGTCATACCCGCATGTTGCCATCTTGGCTCACGGCCTTCAATAAGGTCTAGCCAGTTTAACTGATGGTCAAAAAGTTGGGTATCAAGGAACTGCATCGAGAACTCTTCATAAGGGATGTCCTTGAGTTCTTCTAGATTAGCCTTGATGCCCTTGCCTGCAAGGCGAGCCTTGTCGGACTTTTCCTTAAAAGATTCATCTGTCATGACCCACTGACGAAAAGCGGTATCCTGACGACCAACGGCTGCCATAGCAGCAGTGATAGTAGCACCCTGTTCTAGTAGGGCTAGGACCTTGGCTTGCGCCTCGTCCTTTGGTACAGATTGTACCCCTGGCTTGCGTCCCATTGCTCTCCTAATAACGCCGTTTTAACGGTTGGGTTAAACGGACAGTATTGTCCCATATTAATAAATTATATATCATATATAGGAGGAGCGGAGTCTTAAACGGAGCGACTCCGTTAATTATATATACATATAAGATAACCTGTTCAAACAGGTAAAACCGAACAATCGCAGTAGGTTTTATTTTATTTGAGCGTATATATCCCCCCATATTAGATATATCCCCACCCTAAATATAACAGAAAATTATAATGGGATACTATAAGACGGGTGGGGGTGCAAAATAAATAACCCTAGGGTCGGCATTTGTCGATTTGTCGACAAATAGATAAGTCGATTTATCTATGAGGGCGTTCTATCTTGATGCGACTATCCACAGGGAGAATAGTTATCCACAGGGGCAGGGAATAGGCTCAAAATCCGAGAGGGTTATCCACAGCCTGTGGACAGCCAACAACGAGGTCGGGCGTGTCGCCCAACACAAACAATCGAACAGGTGTTCGAACTGTATGATTATCATACGCTCACGCGACACGAAAAAAATAAATAAAATAAATGCCCGAAATGGTGTCCAAACCCTTGCATCCATGATAAGGTTCTCTTGTAAGCGTAAATCGCGCTTATGAAAGCCCACAAGAAATGGACATAAAAAAATGACCGCAAAAATCAAAGTAGCAAAAACAGAAATCGTACCAATGGACTCAATCGTTACCGCTTATTCCAATCTCATCAACCATCAAGGAGAAATCGAGTTCATCCTCGAAATTGCCGAAATGCTAAAAGGTGGAAAGACATCTGTTCGAGTAGTCCAAGAGTCAATCGCTACCGCATCCGCTATCGGTAACGCTCCAACTATCCGAAAGAGCCACGTCCAATGGTTCACAATTCTAGCCGAAATGGTTGGAAAGATTGAGGATGCTCAAGCGCAAAGCGTGGCGAGTCTGCTAAAGTTAGCCGAAAGAGTCGGACGAAATCACGGAGCCGAAGGCGCTCAAGCCGTAATCGAGTCTTGCAAGAACGTGGCAGAACTTGAGGCGAAATCTCCAACTCAAGCGAAATCTCGAACCAATGCGAAAGCCGAAAAGGTAAGCGCAAAGTCAATCGAGTCAATCGTATCTCAAGCGCTACTCGAAGTTCGCACTCTAAAGAACCTAAAGGAGATGAAGACATCAGACCTTCAGACTCTTACCGCTTTACTTGAGGTTCTAGTTCCAATCGCAAAACGCTCGATGGTAAAGAACTAACCCGAAGACCCTAAGCCCTCGACCGAGAAATCGGTCGGGGGTTTTCTTCTGCCCAAAATCCGACACGCCCGACCGCGTGGGGAGCGGCCGACACAAACCAACACAAACTTTTGACGCGCAGCGTTGCGCATCTGAGGCGCACCTCGTGGCGCTCGCGTGGCCTTCGTATGATAATCATACAGAAAATAAATGCTGGCGATACTTGCCTTATGGCTGGCGATAGGGTAGATTAGTCTTATGAAGTTAGGAAAGCGTATCCGTTGGCTTGTATGATAATCATACAGGAAATAGTTTCTCGCAGAACTTGACTTCTAAGTGGGGCTAGACTACTCTTAGAGTATGAAGGTTGCACTATGCAGTAAGCCTTGTATGATAATCATACAGGTTCTAAACGAAAGGATAGCACAATGAAGTTAGACGAAATGGAAGCACTTATCGCCGAAGCGCGTGGTGCTATCCGAGCAGATGTCCTCAAGAACATTGAGGATGAAGTAAAGGCTAAAGAGGCTATACGCCTCAAAGGCATCCAAGCCCTAGACAGGGCGCAAACCTATGAATGAATGGAGCAGGAAAATGCACGATAGCGACCTAGACTTAGAGGCGTTAGAAATTGCCCACGACATCTTTACAGATGAAGAATTAGAAGAAATCCTACTAGAAGAAGATGCCTATGGCATAGACATCTCCCTCGAAGAAATCTTATCTGAAACCGAAGATGACGAATACTCGGAGTGGGCTGAGTAATACCATCTGGTCGCCTATGCTGGGCATAACCACGAGTTCAATTCTCGTGATAGGCACAAGTGTATCGGTATGTTCGCTCAATCAGCAGGGAAACCTGAAATGATGTCGAACGCGGTCTACGCTTGCCATACCATAGCGGATACCGATACACCCAAAGTTGTATGATAATCATACAGCAACCTACTGAAAGGAAATGAAATGGAACTGTTCAACCTACAAGTTAGTGAGTATGGCATCAGCGTTGTTACTTACTTCGGTGATGTGTATGTATTTTGGCGCACTATCGCTTTAGTTGCTGGTATCGTTGTCCTTCTTCGTATTGCTAAGGTTATCCGTAAGAAGGGTAAGAAATGAAGAACGTATGGGAGTCTAGTGTAACTGCTGGTATGGTTCGCTCAATGAACCCTGACGAAATCGAACTGCTCATAGCCGACCTTGATGATGCCGTAATGGCAGTTATGGAAGACTTTGGGCTAGATGGTTCGGAAGAGGACGACGAATGAGCGCCAATTTCTCTCTT